GTCAGAGCCCGGGGAGTTGTGTATAAACCAAATACCTGTTTCCAAAGTCTCGGCATGAGCATGACTCACATGAAGCTTTTTTTTGATGGAACCCAAAGAGGTTCCGTCTGACCTAAACGATCTACATGAAACTATTACTTCACTTCGTTTCGTTTAATGATAAATGTAGTTTGAGCGATAAGCGAAAACTAATATCTACGAAGTAGATATTCTATCTATCGATAAATATTATATCATTGTTTGGAAAATTCATGAAGATCAACGAAATAGAACAGCTGGATGAAGTACCTGCTGGTATGATAGGACAGGCTGCTAAAAAAATAGGTTCACGTGTGCTAAACAAAGTACCCGGTGGTGCTGCTAAAAGTAAAGCTGCTAATATTGCTTCAAAAGCTGACCTAGGTGATACTGCAAACATATTACACAAAGAATTTAACGGGTATCTTGGTCAAAATCAAAAGACCATGAAACAGGCCACTGGCGAAGACCTGAGCACGTTTATTAAACAAGTCAAGAAACATCAAACCAAAGCCAATATTCCAAGTGGTACTTTAACCAAACAGCAACTAAACGACATTCTAATGACTGTTGCATCCGAAGCTATGAACAAGCGTTCAGGTGTGAGTCAAGGCAACGACGATTCGTCCGGCAGCGATACTGACGGTGGTAGCGGGGAGCAGAGTGCAGAAATAAAATTTGCACCTAATCAACAAGTGAAATTTAAAGGCCGAGACGGCAAAGAAAAAGAAGCTGTTGTGATTGACAAAGGCAAAGATGATGCACATGTAAAAGTACAAGCAGGTGAGTTTACTGCGAATGTGCCTAGAACTGCACTGATCAATCCTAATACTGGCAAACCATTTACTCCTCAAGACAAACCTGTGATAGGTGATAAACCCGAAACTCCAGGTATACCTATGAACATTAAACAACAGCTTGACGCATTGACTGATCAGCAAAAGCAAGAACTAGCGAGTTTACTATGAAGTTACAAGAAGTTACCATAAGAGAATATAAATCTGCTCAACTGTTAAATGAAAGCTGGCAGGTTCTTACTGAGCGTCAGCAGGTATATCTAGGACGTTGGGAAACACAGGTATGGCCGTTAATGGAACAGCTTTCTGTGTTACTAGAAGCAGAACTTACAGCTGACCAAATACAACAGATATTTCAAAACGCAGAAGAAGTCACTGTAGACAACAAAACAGCACTGGGCAAAACAGGTGCAGCCACAGCTCAAGTTACTTCCAAGATGAAGGATGAGATTGTAAAACTAGCTAAGGCTGCACAAGAAACAGGTCCTATACAGAACATAGACGCACAGTTTGACAAACTGCGCAGTCAGATTGCTAACAAAGTGTCTTCTATGCCCGGTGGTAAAAAAATATTAGCTGGTGTTGATGCATGGAAAGAGTATTCAAAAAGCAATCCTGCCAAAAGTGCATTTATTATAGGTGCAATGACTTTGATACTTGGCTTTGCAAGCGCCGGTATGGTATCAGGTGGTGTAATAGGTTTATTCTTGAGAATGGCCAACAGCACACTGCAAGGTGATAAACTGAGCACTGCGGTAGGTAAAGGTCTCAAAGGTGCGGCCATTGGTGCTATTGCAGGTGCAATCGGCAACGTTGTGTTGGATGGCTTTGACATTGATCCTACAGGAGTTGAAGGTGAAGCTGACTTTAGTGTTGATGCTGATTTATCAGACATTGATCTCAGTCAAGTCGGTGAAGATCAGTTTAGACAGATGTTTGCTAACAATCTAGCTGATGAACAGTTTGCCAAGTGGGGAGACATGGGCTCTATGAACGATGCCATGTTGGAAAAACTTGCAGACAATGTTACTATCGAAGGCAACTACCCAGATGATTTCACAGCCAGCATAGAAGGCAAGATTGTGCAAGGTAATACTTTCTTAACTCCGGACGAAGTTGCTGAATACGACAGAATAGTTCAAAGCAACGGCGGAGGTATGCAAGGTTCTTTCAGTAAGGAAGCACAAGACTACGTCAACGACATTAGAGGGGAAGGACCAACTGGTGTTAATCAAGTTCCAGACGGTGGTACAGATCCAGAGACAGGCGCAAACGAACCTCAAGCTGATGCTGTAACTACTGGCAAAAACTATCCTACGGAACAAGCCGCAAAAGCTGCTGCCGAAAGAGCAGAAGGCTGGCCCAGAGGTGTTTCAGATAGAGCAGTTGTTGATAACGGCGATGGCACCTTTAGCGTTTTAGAAAAGAATCCTGATAACTTAAAAAGTGTTAAGGATACATTTTCGTCCTCTACAGATACAGAGACAGGAGCAGAACCAGAAGCTGATCCAAGACAGGGTGCAGACTGGAACGAACTAGAAGATTTTGAAAAAGCTTATGAACTTCGAATGAATGTCGATGCGGAAGATTGGACTCCTGAAGATTTTGATATTGTGAAAGCAGATGGCGACATGAATCCTAGACAAGCCGCTGAATATTTTGGTGTGAGACCAGACGCAGTAAAAGATGCTATAGGCAACGATACATTTGAGGTAGAAAATTTTCTTAAACAAATGATAGGCAATGATGCTTGGGAAAATGCATCACGTCAAGATAAACAATGGGCTATAGATTGGTTAACTACAAATGCTTTCGGTAAACCTACTGGCGAATCACTAGATGAACAACTATGGGACGAGCTTGAACTTTATGAAGCAGGCATAATGAGCATGGCAAGTAAAGCCGCAGATGCTATCGGTAAAGTTGCCAGCAAAGGTGCAGAAAAAGCAGGTCAAGGTATAAAGGCAGTAGGCAAAGAACTAGGTCAACAGGTAACAGCAGGCAAGTTGAATCGTATTTGGAAAAAAATGGGATCACCTACAGACACTGCCAGTGTTGTGAATGTTCTCAGTCAAGCAGGATTATCAGACGAGCAGATCGGTACTGTAGGTTCAAACAATAATGTTGATCTTAAGAAAACACAAGCAGGCCAGTCTACTGCACAGGTTGATGTACAGACGCTTGCAGCTGAGATTAAGAAACTGGGTATTGCCGCCCAAGTTAAGCAGATGTTGATTCCTAAAAGAAAGGCAAGCCCGACTTCTTAGTGGTTTCCATGTTGTCTTTAACAATATCTCCCACTATCGATCTATCCTGATAACTCATAGCATAAGCTTCGTCTAAGGTAACGCCACCTCGCATGTACCAACAGATCTTTAAAAGTTCTTCCCTCAATGCACTCTGTTCTTTTTCTAATTTCTTAGCTTCCGCTAAAATTTCGTCAAGGCTCCAGGTAAGCATCCTTATGCGAAAAAATTTGATTGATCAAACGTAATAGGAATTTCAAAAGTTTCAGGTGCCCCTCTTTCTTGTTCGTCTTCAGTGGTATGAATAGTCATGGGTTCAATTTCAAATTTCTTTTTCTGCGATTCGAAATGATCCTTTACTCCGCCAAAAAACTGTTTGTCAGAATTAATAATGAATTCTGAGATGTGATTTTGATCAGTTACTGTTGTTCCGTCTACAGAGATGCTGGTAACAGCATTGGCAAGCATGTCTACGGTTAAGTCTGTCAATTTCTTAAAGCTTTGATTAAATCGAGCAAGCTTTTCTTCTTCTGGAATGCTTTCGTCATTTACTAATCTCAGTATTCTTTGCTCTTCGAATGTTTTGAGACTGCTGTTGGTAAATTCTCTGTAGGTCAACGGACGCAGCTCGACTTTCATGTCATTGATAAAAACAGTGCTTTCGAAATGCACTGTGACTAATTTATTCAATACAGTTCTTAGGTCAACACCGTAATCTTTTTCGTCACCGATGTTTGGAATTTTCGTAGTAATATCAAGCTGCTCGCCGTAAGTAGCAATTCGTATTGCAATAAGCACGGCATCTAGATCAATGCTGGGCATTTGCCATGCGTCCTTGATATTAGGCACACAGCTTTGAATAACATCAACAGTGGCTTGTCCGTTTAGCAGTGCGTCTGGAGTTTTCATGCCCAACTCGTCTTTAGCAGTCATTGCAAACACAGGCAGTTCACCGTTTTCTGGATAATCTAAAGTCCCGTTGGGATACCACTGCCCTTGGCTGGGCAGGGTAATATAAACTTTCGCCTGTCTAAAGTACTTTTGAAGGGGATTTTGCTGATTCCCTTGAAAACTGTTTGGATCGAATTCTGGCATTTTTTGCTCCGTATAAATACACTATACCATTATATATATAATATATTTATATGCGCATTTAACTAGGAATCACGCAGTTGGCAGACGAAACAGTAGACATTGGTAATGTAGGCAAAGGCGGCGTCGCGTCTGAAGCTACTCTGGAAAGTCTGGTCAAGGCTGTTGAATTCCTTGCCAAAAAAGAAGGCTTCGATCCCAAGAAGAGTGCAGAAAAAGCCAAGAAGCTCGCCCAAAGCTTTGACGACTCTATCACTGTTGTTACAGAAAACAGAGAAGCTTTAAAAGAAGGCACCGAAGCCGTAGAAAATCATGCGAGTGCTCTAAGCAAAGCGGGAAGCATGATCACAACTGGACTAGTTGCCGCTTCAGTTGGAGTAGGTAATTTTGCCAAAGAACTTATAAGTGGCGGTAGTCAACTTTCTGATTTTGCCCGACACATTCCGGGAATAGGAAGCCTGCTAACGCCACTAACCGGCTATCTAGATGATTCTATGACTGCATTTAGAGAATTAAGCAGTGTAGGCGGAGCGTTTAATAACAGCTTAACAGATTTGCGATTAGCCGCAGCTGAAACTTATCTTACACTTGACCAATTTTCAAATCTGATTGCAAATAGATCTGCAGATCTTTCATCCTTTGGCGGAACTGTTACTGGCGGTGCAAAACGTCTAGCTGATTTAAACAGAGAACTTGGAGATAATAGACTGCAACTTATGAATATGGGTTTCAGCTTTGAAGAAATAAATGAAACTCTTATCGATTATCAGAATTTAAATCGTGCAGGAGCTGTTGCTCAGCGTCGTGATGCCAAATCACAAGCCGCCGCTGCCGCAGATTACGCAAAAAATCTTACCACACTGAGTAAACTGACAGGTAAAGATATTGACCAAATTAAACAGGAGCAAATGGCCAAGCAAAACGATATTGCATTTCAAATGGAAATGGCCAAGCTAGATGAAAAGGAAAGGGACAAAGTAAACAAAGCAATGGCAATGGCTTCTGCTCAATTCGGGGAAGCTGGAGCACAAGCGGTTAAGCAAGCAGTGTTAGGAATGGGGCCGTTAACAAGAGAAACTCAAATAATGGCAGCTACTATGCCAGGAGTTTACGAAGGTCTCACAGATCTAGGACGAGCTGCTAGAGATGCATCTACCAGTGCAGATCAATTTGACAGTCAAATGCAAAAAACACAGGTTGACTCTATGGTATCAGCATTAGAAGCAGCCGGAAACATGGAAGGTGTATTGAAAGCAGGCTCTGCAGGGTTAGATGGCGTCAGCAGCGAAATGTTGGAAATGTTTAGTGCAATGACTAAGCAGGGTGTACAATTCCTTGACGAAAACGGCAATGTCAACAAAAAACTCATTGAAGAGGCTATTGCTAAAGCAAACGCAGAAACAAACGCTGCAAACGATCTTACTACCGGTATGAATCAAATTGAAGGAGCAGTAAGAGAAGCTAGAAGAGTCATAACCACTGCATTTATAAAAAGTGGTGTATTTGAAACAATTGGCGCTGGACTAAAAACACTAGGTGATTGGTTAGGAAGCGAAGAAGGCGTAGCCAAGATGGAAGAGCTCGGAAAACAAGCTTCAGAATTAGCTAATCAATTTTTTGATTGGATTGCAAGTTTTAAAGGCATGAGCTTTGGAGAAATCGTTGACGATATTGGCGGACAAATTGGTGACTTTATAGGTGATCTATTTATGGGTCCGGTCTTAGATGCATTAGTTGCAGGTATTGGTTTATTGTTTGCTGCAAAAGCAGTAACATCAGTAGTCGGAAAAGCATTTAGCGGATTATTCGGCGGAACTGCCGGCGGGGGTACAACTACAAAAGCACCTGGACCTAGTCTAAAGCCCAGCCAAACTACAGGCGGCAAAATCGGCGGCAACATTGGAGGAGCACTGGGCGGAATCGGTGGAGGAATTCTAGAAGGCATCACAAATGCCCTAGCAGGCGCCGGAGCAAAAGCACCTTTGATAGCGTTAGGTGCTGCAGCAGTTGGTGGAGCAATTACGCTAATTGGCGCAGGCATTGCAGGCGCTACATGGTTAGTAGGCAATGCACTGCCTAGCTTTGCTGAAGGCATGAAGAGCTTCGAAGACCTCGATGGCGCAAGATTAAAAAGCGCAGCGGATGGTATGATTGCAATGACAGGTGCAATGGCTGCATTTGGTGCAGGATCAGTTGTGAGCGGCATTGGCAACATGGTAGGCAGTGTGGCAGAAGGTATTGCAGGATTCTTCGGCGGTGACAGCCCGTTAGACAAACTAAAACAGTTTGCAGACGCAGATATAGATGGAGATGCTGTAAAGCAAAATGCCAGCAGTATAAATTCATTTTCAGAAGCTATCTCTAATCTAGATGTTCTTCCTAAAAAAGGATTACTGTCTACTGTAGGGGATGCACTGTTTGGTAACGATCCCGAAGCTGAAAAAGCAGAATTCGAAACACAAACCTCTGAAATAAAAGAAAAACTTGACAAAGCAAATGATTGGCTTTTGTCAGCAGAGCGTAGTGTATCTAATGCACAAAATAGACTGCAATTGTTAGAAAATAATTTTGCACAGCCTGGTAGCTCAGTAACTAACGACATGCTCATGGGTGCCAATGTCAAATTAGACTATGCACTGGAAAATTTACAAGAGCGCAAACAACGAGTAAAAGAACTAGAATCACAGCTAGTTGGTATTGATAAACAAGTTGTGAATGCATCCTTGTCGCAGACGCCGGCTAACTCAACTGACTTTGCAAATCTTAATGAACTTGATTCTGACAACGTGAACAATTATAGAGAAGCAATGGAAAACCTTGTTACCACATTAGAAAATTTAAACGGTGTGCTGTCTGAAAATCAAGGACTAGACCTGCCAGAAGGTGCAACCGCCGCAACAGCCACGACAGGTGGCGGAGAAGGCGGAAATCGCTTAAATAGAACGATGGATGCTCTTTTAGCAACTACGACGCAGACTTCAGACTATCTCAAGAAGATTGAAAGAAACACCAAAAGCATCGGTGGCGACATAAGCAAAGGCAGAATATCGGACAGTAGGGGATAACATATGTCATGGAAAAAGTATTTCACACCTGTACAAACAGGTAACAACCCAGACGGCAGCTACTCTCCGTTCTCAGGACGAGCCAGCAACGGTCAGGCCGGTCCTGCACGCTCTAACTATTCTTCATATCTTCCAGACGTGTACATGGGCACACCAAATCGTGTGGAACGCTATGGACAGTATAATGTAATGGATATGGACTCAGAAGTCAATGCCGCACTGGATATTCTCGCAGAGTTTTGCACACAAAAGAATCAACAGAACGGCACTAACTTTCGAATCGATTTCAAACAGAAAGCAACAAATTCAGAAACCACTATTATACAACAGTATCTGCAACAGTGGTATAAAATACAAAAGTTTGATACAAGAATGTTTAGACTATTCCGCAACACATTCAAGTATGGCGATCAAGTCTTTATTAGAGATCCAGAAACCAAAAAGTGGTTCCATGTAGATCCTGCAAACGTTACTAAAATTATCGTAAACGAAAGCGAAGGCAAGACTCCAGAACAGTATGTGATCAAAGATTTCAATGTAAACTTCAAAGACATGGTAGCAACTACACCATACGAAACTAACGGTCAAGTTACTGGCGGCGGACAAGGTTATTTAACGGGCGGTGTGCGAGGTATGACAGGCAACTCGCCTACAAATGCCGGCAATCGCTGGATGAACGAAGAAAATGAAATCACTGTTGGTGCAGAACATGTTGTGCATTTGAGTCTGTCAGAAGGATTGGACAAGAATTATCCGTTTGGTAATAGTTTGCTGGAAACAGTATTCAAAGTTTACAAACAAAAAGAATTGCTTGAAGATGCGATTATTATCTATCGTGTTCAGAGAGCTCCAGAAAGAAGAGTATTCTACGTTGATGTGGGCAACATGCCAACTCACCTTGCTATGCAGTTTGTTGAGCGTGTAAAAACGGAAATACATCAAAGACGTATCCCATCGGCAACAGGGGGCGGTCAGAATGTCATAGACAGTTCATATAACCCGCTGTCAATCAACGAAGATTACTTCTTCCCACAAACAGCGGAAGGCAGAGGGTCCAAAGTAGAAACATTACCAGGTGGAACAAACCTAGGAGAAATCGATGATCTTAGATACTTTACTAATAAGCTTGTACGCGGCTTACGAATCCCGAGTTCATATTTGCCTACCGGAGCTGATGACGCAAGCTCTCAATACAACGATGGTAGAGTAGGAACGGCATACATTCAAGAACTTAGATTCAATACCTATTGTGAAAGGTTGCAAGGACTTATTATTGAAGAATTTGACACAGAGTTCAAACGATATCTATTAGAAAAAGGTGTGAACATTGATACTAACATGTTTTCACTTAAATTCCAAGAGCCACAGAACTTTGCCAGCTATAGACAGAGTGAAATTGACAATGCTCGTGTGCCAACATACACACAGATGGCGGCTATACCGTATATTTCAAATCGCTTTGCCCTAAAACGCTTCCTAGGACTGAGCGAAGAGGAGCTAGCAGAGAATGAACGTCTGTGGAGAGAAGAAAACGAAGAGAACCTAGAGCCTTTACCAACTGATGCCAGCGCAGAAATGCGTGGTGCCGGAATAAGTGGCGCAGGCATCGAAGGCGACCTTGGCGGAGTAGAAGATGAAATTGACGCTGATGCTGGCGCAATAGAAGGCGGAGAAGGCGAAGCACCTGAAACTGCTACAGGACAAGAGCTAGGCGGAGGTGAAGCACCGTCAACTGAACAAACGATATAAATACACTGTCATGATACTTAGAGAATTATTTTACTTTGATAAAGACACGCTGGACAGCGTAGAAGATACTCGTTATGAGCCAGAGTATGACGAGTCACCTGTTGACTTTGATGACACCCGCAAAGTAAGATTAACACTGAAACAGCTTAATCGCATCCGCAAAGCTTCTGAGCTATCTGTTGAAGAGCGCAAAAAAGACCTTCATTTTGTAAAACAAATGTACGGAATTGCAGCAAACGCTGAAACAGGTATGTAATGTCCGAACATAACAATCCAGAAATATCAAAAGAAGAAAAGCGCAGACTTAAGGCTATTAAAAGAGCTAAAAAAACAGGAACACCTGTTCCTCCAAATCCTCCTGTTAAAATTCCGAAAGCAGAATTAAGAGAAGATTTAGCATTCGTATTAGGCAATGGTACCAGTCGTGCCTTTGTTGAACCTGTAGAACTGAAGGGCAAAGGTAAAATTTACGGATGCAATGCACTATACAGAACATTTACGCCCGATTATCTAATTGCCGTAGACACACGCATGGTTATAGAGATTTCAAGAACAGGATATCAGCTTGAAAACGAACTTTGGACAAATCCTAACAGAAGTTACCGAAATATTCCAAATTTAAACCTGTTTAATCCTAGCAAAGGCTGGAGTTCAGGGCCAACTGCACTTTGGTTAGCCAGTCAACATGGCTACAAAGAGATATATATTTTAGGCTTTGACTACAAAGGCAAAGCTGATGGTAGATATTTTAATAATCTGTTTGCTGATACTACAAATTACAAGAAGTCTACAGACCGTGCTACATTTTACGGTAACTGGTTAAAACAAACCACTATAACCATAAAAGAGCATCCGAATATTAAGTACTATCGAGTAATGGAAGAAGGGGGATTTATCCCAAAAGAACTAACAGGTTTAAGTAACATAGAGCACATAAGCCAAGAAAAATTTAAAAAAAATCACAATCTTTGAAAAATTTTGACAAAAATCAGTCAAAATCCGGCCTTTTCAAAGACATTTTCACGTATATGTAGTAAATATAATTGACAGCCCGTATCGTACCGCGGTATGATATTACTTTTTACAGGAGAATAAAATGGACCGTACAAAATTTGAAGAAATGCTGGAGCGTCTTGTAAACGAAGACCGTGACGGCGCACAAGAGCTTTTCCACGAAATCGTGGTTGAAAAGTCAAGAGAGATTTATGAGTCTCTTCTAGAAGACGAAGAAGTTGAAGAAGAGGACGAAGAAGAAGTTGAAGAAGCCAAGGACGAAGATGAAGACGAAGATGAAAAAATGTCTGAAGACTTTGACCTTGACGAGTTTGAAGTAGAAGCAGATGACGACATGATGATGGGCGGCGACGCAGGCGACGACATGATGGGCGACATTGAAGACGACGAAGAAGGCGACATGGACATGGATATGGACATGGACGACGAAGGCGGCGACGATGAAGTTGAAGATCGTGTTGACGATCTAGAAGATGCTCTAGACGAACTCAAAGCAGAATTTGAAAAACTGATGTCAGGTGAAGAAGGCGAAGCTGGAGATGACATGGACATGGACATGGACATGGATGACGAAGGTGACGACGAAGGCGAAGAAGAGCCTGAAGAAGAGTCATTTGCATTTGAAGCTGACGACGAAGAAGTTGACGAAGCAGACGACGAAGAAGTTGACGAAGCTGACGAAGAAGTTGACGAAAAGTCAAGCGCAGAACAAATGCGTGAGTATGTAGAAAAAGTTGCAGGTGGTCACGGTGCTGAATCAAAAGGCAAAGGTGAAGACGGCGGTGTAAACAAAAAGTCTACAGTTGACAATATGAAGAACGACATGGGTGGCACAGCGTCAAACCTAAATCAAAGCAAAGACGAAAACAGCGGCGAAGCAAATAAAGGTGCACTGAAAGGTTCACCACTAAATGATACTTCACCAAAAGATATGTCAACTGGCAACATTAATGTTCCAGGTGGTAAAGCAGCTAAAGCAGGCAAAACTGTTCCAGCAGGACACGGTGCTGAAAAGAAAGGCAAGCCTGACAGTGCTGACAAAGGCGCAGATAGCACACTTAATAAAGTAAGCACTCGCGCAAAATAAAGAAGGGCATATTTGAATGAAAAACTTACGAGAGCATTTGACATTCGACCAAGCTAGAATGGTTGTTGAGTCTGCTAATGAAGGAAAAGACTTGTACATGAAAGGTATCATGATACAGGGCGGAGTACGTAACGCAAACCAGCGTGTGTATCCTGTGAACGAAATCGGCAGGGCTGTCAAAACTCTCAATGATCAAATAAAAGGAGGATACAGTGTTCTCGGAGAAGTTGATCATCCAGAAGGCCTTAACATAAACCTAGACCGTGTGAGTCATATGATCAGCGAATGCTGGATGGATGATGCAAACGGTTACGGTAAACTAAAAATTCTACCTACCCCGATGGGACAACTGGTTAAAACAATGCTGGAAAGCGGAGTTAAACTGGGCGTCTCATCGCGCGGTTCAGGGAATGTAAGTGAAGATGGAAGCAACGAAGTTTCCGATTTTGAAATTATAACTGTAGACGTGGTTGCACAACCATCGGCTCCAGGAGCGTATCCAACACCCATATATGAACATCTAATGAATGCTCGCGGTGGATACAAAGCATACGAATTAGCACAGGCAACAAAAGAAGACTCAAAGGCACAGAAGTATCTAAAGGAATCGTTGGTTAACATAATCAACAAACTCCAATAACAGGAGAAATTATATGTTGGAAGCACTGAAACACCTTTTTGAAAATGATGTAATTTCAGAAGAAATCAGAGCTGAAGTAGAAGAAGCTTGGAATAGCAAAGTAACTGAGCACAAGCAGCAGGTAACTGCTGAACTCCGTGAAGAGTTTGCACAGAAATACGAGCACGACAAGCAGACAATGGTCGATGCAATTGATCAAATGCTTTCTGAAAATCTACAGCAAGAAATTGCAGAGTTCTCAGAAGACAGAAATCAACTTGCAGAAGCAAAAGCAAAGTATGCTGTTGCAATGCGTGAAAATTCAGATCTACTAAAAGGTTTTGTGGTTGAACAACTGCAAAAAGAAATTGTAGAACTACACGCAGACAAAAAAGCAATGCAGGAAAACTATGCCAAGCTTGAAGAATTCATTGTTGATTCGCTTGCTTCAGAAATTGCTGAATTCTACGAAGACAAGAAGGATCTTGCCGAAACCAAGGTCAAGCTTGTTAGAGAAGCAAAATCACATTTCAATAAGGTCAAAAAAGATTTTATTAAGCGTAGTGCCGATGTGGTATCTGAGACAGTATCTAAAACTCTTAACAAAGAGATTGGTTCTCTCAGAGAAGATATCGACACAGCACGTCAAAACGACTTCGGTCGTAGAATCTTTGAAGCGTTTGCAAATGAATATGGTTCTTCATATCTAAATGAAAAATCAGAAACAGCAAAACTATTAAAGGTTCTTGATCTAAAAGACAAGCAACTTGCAGAAGCCAAAAAACATGCGGCTAAAGCAATTAAAATTGCAGAATCAAAAGAAGCTGAGAAAAAGCGTCTTGTGGAATCTGCACAAAGACAAGAAATTATGAATGAGCTGGTTGGTCCACTTAACAGTGATCAAAAAGCCATCATGAAAGATTTACTGGAATCAGTTCAAACGAACAGACTACGTAGTTCGTTTGAGAAATACCTACCGGCAGTGATTGACGGTAATACTCCAGCAAAGCAAAAGGCAACATTAACAGAAGGCAAAGAAGTAACAGGCAATCGTGAAGAAACTTCACAAACACATAGTAGTAAGGCAAACGATGAGAATGTAGTAGACATTCGTCGTTTAGCTGGATTAAATTAAGGAGATTATTATGTCAGAACTACTAGAAAGTCGCTGGCAGGACACGAAGACAGCACTTCTTGAAGGCCTACAAGGCAACAAAAAGTCAGTAATGGCCACTACTCTTGAAAATACTCGCAAGTATTTGTCAGAGAGTGCTACTGCTGGTGCTACTTCTGCCGGTAACGTTGCAACACTAAATCGTGTGATCCTTCCAGTGATCAGACGTGTAATGCCAACAGTCATTGCAAATGAACTAGTTGGTGTACAACCAATGACAGGACCAGTTGGTCAGATTCATACACTACGTGTACGTTATGCTGACACAGACAACGGTGCTACAGCAGGTGAAGAGGCACTTTCACCATTCAAGATCGCTGAAGCGTATTCAGGTGCTCCAGGCAGCGATGCTGCTCCAAGCGCAACTGCTTCACTTGAAGGACAAGCTGGTAACAGAATGTCAATTCAAATCTTGAAGCAAACTGTCGAAGCCAAGACTCGTAAGCTCAGCGCACGCTGGACTTTTGAAGCTGCACAAGACGCACAGTCTATGCACGGCATCGACGTTGAAGCAGAAATTATGGCTGCACTTGCACAAGAAATTACTGCTGAAATTGACCAAGAAGTACTTGGTAGCCTAGATTCACTAGCTGGCAATGTTGTTGAAACATATGACCAAGCCGCTGTTAGTGGTACTGCTACTTTCGTAGGTGACGAGCACGCTGCACTAGCTGTTCAAATCAACCGCGCAAGTAACTTGATTGCACAGCGTACACGTCGTGGTGCTGGTAACTGGTGTGTAGTTAGCCCATTTGCGCTTACTATTCTTCAGTCAGCAACTACTTCTGCGTTCGCTCGTACAACAGAAGGTACTTTCGAAGCACCAACTAACACCAAGATGGTTGGAACACTAAACAATGCTATGCGTGTATATGTTAACACATATGCCGCTGACAATGCAAACGTATTGATCGGGTACAAAGGTACTTCAGAATCAGATGCGGCTGCATTCTACTGCCCATACATTCCATTGATGAGCAGTGGAGTTGTGCTAGATCCATCTACATTCGAGCCAACAGTGAGCTTTATGACTCGCTATGGTTATGTAGAACTAACTAACACAGCGTCATCTCTTGGTAATGCTGCTGATTACTTGGCAGCAGTTGGCGTAACTAACGGCAACGTTAGCTTCAGCTAATAGTTACTAAGGTAACCACACTGAAATAGGCCCTTCGGGGCCTATTTTTTTGTCGGCGTAATAAATAATTTTATGCAAGATGAATATGTGGTTGCATTTTCAAATGCAGTCATTGAAACCAAAAAAGACACTGGCATAGAAATGCCAGACTATATTGAACAATACATTATCTTATTGTTGGCATCAAGAGTAAGAGACCAAGAATTCCTCCCTGCTACAACGTTTGCTGAAACATTCTTTGACTTACAGTCCAAACAACAAGCCAAAGAACTTGGCGATCATTGTTTGTTTATTACAGGTATGTTTCCAGATTATGGTATCAGTATTGACTATTATTCACTGATAGGAAAAAGCAGTTACGACCAAGCGTCTCAGATATACAATCCTGAACTGTTTGGTAAATTGAGTACACATTTTGAATATGTTCGTGATTTCATAAATCGTGTTAAAGACAAGACGAGATAAATACAATGTCTAAATGAGCTTCTGCAAAGAAGACTTATGCGGAGCAACCCACCGCGTAGACCTAGAACGTCAACATAAGGAGAAACAAATGGGACGTCCATTAAATGATAGATTTTTCGGCAATACTCAAGCCGCCGGAGGTGCAGATCTCAGCAACGAAGAAAGACTTACTGCCGTAGTAAAGGTCACAGGTGAGTCAGTATCAAACACAGGTATTATTCTTTCCCAGAGATCAGAAACAAAATTCAAAGTCAACGATACTGCAAATGGCACGGCTGTTAACACAGACGGTACAACTCGTGATGGTTCAAACGGAACTGGTAATGTAGGATTTTGCACACTTGTGAACAAGCAAGTGCCAGGCGACGGAGAAATGATTATTAAGGGATATGTTGGAGGTTCAGGTGCCGGAGTTAACATCCGCAAAGTACAGAATCGCACAATGATCGATTTCGCCAATAATCGTTATACCTGGGAAATTCAAGACGACTCTACAGCTAACCTGCTTATTCTTACTGCTATTTAAGGATCTTAAATGAGCAAATTCTTAAGGGTTGCAGAAGGCGATTACATTGTCGAAACCAAAGAAGGTGGAGAAATTTTTCTAAATACAGGAAATTCTTTATCTCCTTCTGGCCCTGGACAGGTTAGAATAAGTGGAAACTTATTAGTCGAAGGTGAAACAACCACAGTAGAATCATCCACCTTAACAGTACAAGATAACATCATTGTTGTCAATCAAGGTGAAACAGGCGATGGCGTAACGATCGGATCCGCTGGTTTAGAAGTAAACAGAGGAAACCTTGCAAATGCGCAAATGGTATTCGACGAGAGTATTGATTCTTTTGTGTTTAAGTTTGACGATCCTGCCGACACACTTTCGCAAATCAGAACCGGTTCGGTAAATTTTGGCACACGCAGTATTGACCAAAATGGAAATGTTTTGCGCATCGACGACGTAACACCGGAAGCATATCTTGGGTTTTTAAAAAACACCACAGGAGTTGATGAAAACGCAATTCCTAATAAGTTATATGTAGACGATGCAGTATTAGGTGCTATTGGAATTAACAGGATAGCACAAGGTGAAGCGTCAGAAAGTTTTGTAGAAGTGCAAGACAGCGAACTGAGTGGTTTAGACAGCAAAGTAGTAGTGGTTCTTGATCAGCAAACAACTCCTACTGCAAACTTTTATGAAGGTCACGTAGAAATACAAAACATAGATTTTGATATAACTACAATTAGTGGTAAGACTGATCCTGATCCTGTAACAGGACTTAGAGATGATGACAATCTAACACTGAGAGCTAACAAAGTGATTGCTGGATCGATTACTAACACAGTATTCATAAACAATAACTTAACAATACCAAAACCTGCAAACATATTTGAAGTACCTACTACACCCAGTAATGGTGTAAAGATATTTGCAGGAGTCCAAGATGTAGGAGGTACTGGCATTTATTTTGTGAATGAAAACAGCACCACGGACGAATTGGTAAGTAAAAGTAAATCAATCCTATATGGGATTATATTTTAAAAAAGGTAAAAGAAAATGGCTATTCAAAGCGTTGCAATTGATAGATTAGACACAGAACTGCTAGCTGTCCCCTCAGGGATAAGATTTGCGGTAACTGTGATTATGGTATGCAATACAGCAACACCTGATCCAAATGACGAAACTGCAAATTCAACAAACTTTGATTTGCATTTTGTCAAGCAAGGTGATATTGCATCGGATATAAATAAAGTAATAAACAAGGTTCAGCTACCTGCAGGCGAAACTTTTACATTTGACACTGAAAAAATCATTCTTGATGGCGGTGACAAAATTGTAGTAAGCAGTGAATCGCCAACAGTGTTATCTGCAACAGTTAGTTTCTTGGAGCTATAATGAGATTTTTAAAGAGGCAAAACACCAATAACAAAAATACACTGGGTAAAGGTGTGATTTTCGACATCAATGATCAAGTGATCCTTGATTCCAGTAACGTTCTGCTAGTACCAAAAGGCACTACTGCTGAAAGGCCTCTCAGTCCTGAAAACGGACACTTTCGTTATAATACCACCACTGAAGAGTTTGAAGCATATCAAGACAGTCAGTGGAGAAAGGTCCGTTACAAAGAACCAAGAACAATTGTACAACAAACTCTCAATGGTGCGGCTGGTCTAGAAACAGTGTTCGGTCCTTTGGATAATCAAGATCTAGACTTTTCTGCACCCGACAGTGCTCAAAGCATGATTGTGTTGATTGAAAATGTTTTTCAAATCTCAACAACAAATTACAATCTAGTTCAAAATCCTCCATCTGCTGGTACAGGAGCAGAAACTGAGGCTGACAGCATGGTTCCTGGTACAGAATACATCATAACCGCAGTAGACGATGGAGCCGGTGGCGCTGCCACTGATTTCACTTCTGCCGGAGCTCCTAATTCAACCCCTGGCACGGTATTCACAGCAACAGGTGCCGCACTAGGAACTGGCACTGTTAGGGAAACAGGTTGGTATCTTGAATTTACATCAGGAGTTCCCCTCGGCAAGCCTGTGACAGTTCTGCACAACTTCAACAAATAAATTAAAACACAACTTAATTTATAATCTCCATACCATAAATATTGTTAATGGGAAAGGGTTTTCCCAGGACAAACTGTGGTCAACCAGCAAAGAGCTCTAGGGCTGAGAATTAGGTTGGAGGGACAGGATCCCCGGGGGAATTAACTATGGCTATAGGGCGCATATCTGGCCAGGTCTTGAAATCTAACCTCTATAGAGAGGATGTAGATATAAGCTTCAGCAACTTTCCGGGCGATGTTCCCCTGCTGTACTTCAACATATCAAATAACTTCTTAGGTGTAAACACCGACACTCCAACAAACCAATTAGAAGTAAACGGAACCACAAAAACCACAAACCTTATTTCGGATGCAGTTGCTAATCTGGGTGATATAGAAATCCAAAATAATAGCATAGCATCTACATTAGGCGACCTAAATCTACGTGCGGCTACTGTTGGTGATACTGTTGTTATAAATTCAAACACTAATATTACTGAAAACCTAACGGTAGACAACGACACCTTTACTAATTCTTTCAATGTTGCTAATGGAATCACTATAGCCGAGCAAGGAGTAATATCTCCAGGCAGTGAGTTTGCTTTAGCAGAAGACGGCGATATTATACTGCAATCAAACAGTGTTGATTTCATCGTAAGACCAGATGACACAAATCGTTTTGGTGTTGAGGGAGACATGGTTGTAGCGGGCTCCCTCAAATTAGATTCTTCAAACCTCACATTTGAAAATTCCTTAGGCGATACCGTGTTGACAGTGGACGGTGAAACAGGCGCGATTACAACCACAGGAACTGTCGATGTTGAGGAACTAATTGTAAACGACATAAGGATAGATGATAACTTTGTTGAAGTGACTACACAAGATGTAAATTTAATTTTGAGATCAGGTCCCAAAAGCTTCACTACCACATTTTCTAACATTATCTTGGAATCAGAAACAGAGGCATTAGAACCCCTTAAGTTGAACTCCAATTCAAAATTGATTGTTCAAAACGAGTTAGAAATTGACGGTAACACAATTGAATCGTATGCAAGCGACATTAATTTTATTGTAAACAATCTAGCAGACTCAACGGTTAACACATTTAATTTCTTTGGAAACACAAACAATTATGGTAGCGTGTTTGTAGAAGACGATCTCGATGTTGGAGACACAATTACCAGTCCTACCAGCGTGTTTGATACTATTACCACCAACACTGGCAATTTAGACATAGATGTAAGTGCCACAGGACTAGTAAACATACGAAACAATCTAAATGTAATAGACACTGTGTTTGCCGACCAAGTTAGAGTAAACAATGTGGTAATAGACAATAATGCTATAACAACAACGGCTGGCAACGATTTATCTCTTAGTCCAACAACAAATTTGGTAGTAGTCAACAATACCCTTGAAGCACCAAATCTAATATCAACCGCACTGATTTCGGGTGATAACATTATAAGTAGAACAGGTGATATTAATATACAAGCGTTAACGCCTACAAATTATATAAACCTAAATTCTAACGTAGAAGTACAAGGAAATTTACATGCGACAGGCTCTATCACGGCAGATGGTGATCTTGTATTGGGCGATGAAGATACAGACAATATCGTTTTTAATGCAGATATTAATAGTAACATACTTCCTGACATAAACAGTGACGGAACCACAGGATATACCATTGGATTTATTAATAAAAACTGGAAAAACATTTTTACAAAGAAATTAACAGTTGATGGTTATACAATAGACGCAATAGATAACAATGAAAATAATTTACGAGATAATCCTTCAGATACTGCATTAGCTACCCAAGGTGCTATTTCAAGATTTATTGACGAAGTTAACACAGGTAACGAAATTCCTTTAGGACCGCCTGAAGATAGTTCTTATGCAGACGGTGCTTTTATTAGAAGTGCGTCCGTTGACTCGGACGGTGATCCGAAACCCATAGATGCATTTAATTTTGATATTTCTGTTGCACAGGCAATCGATTTATTAAATGAATCACTGAATAATGTAAGAAACAACACATTTATACGCAGTGTTGATTATTCTGCCAGTCCACAAGCTGCGGGCAGTGGCAGCACAATCACGCTGAATTTAGATGTTGACGGTAATCACAATCAAGTAGAAGTTGACTGGGATGTCACCGGTCAACTTGTTGCTCAAGGTGTATTTGACAACAAAGAAATTACGTACCCTAGCGGTACTGATACTGTAAGTTTTACTTACAATGCCCCGTTGGGTGGTCTGTTTACTGTGAAGGTAGTAGTTCGCAACACAGACTCCGACTTTCCAGGCAGTGCAGGCACAGATGCTGAAGAAGAAAAGGTTGATTTTATCATTATCTACACTCCCGATCCCGTAGCAGACTTTGATTTATATCGATCTTTGACCGGAGGCACTGCACTGTCTGGAAACCTTTTATATGTTATCGAAGGTCAAGCATTGGCCTTGGAAAACGAGACTTCAAACACAGGTATATCTCTTGGTGCAGGAAATACAGCAACCTACACAATTAATTGGGGTGACGGAACCGCAATAGATAACATAGCAAGCGATACTGATCCAGGAGGCAGAGACGGTGCTAGAATCAGTCATACATTTGCCGACGGCACCAGCACAGGAACTGGTAGTACCAATGTAACTCTCACCCTGACATCTCACAGCACGGCTGATCCTGCTGTAATTCCGGTCTCGGCGAACAAAACCATAAAGATTTACGAAAACGATCCTGCAACACCGGATTTCATAGACACAAAAACATTGACATTTGGCAGCAATGGTTCACAGGGCGACAGTCCAAGGCTTGCATCTGGTTTTACCGATAACAGTGCAGTGACCACGTTGCAAAAAGGTGATCCAATAAACAGAACCACAAGAACTTCTGGAAACATAGTCAGCAACACAATTTCTACGCTGAGTTATGGTAGCATAGGATTAGAATCCGATTTTGACCCTTTGAATCCTCCTGTGGTGACCAGTTTGGTAAACAATTCCGCAGAAGGTTCTATCACTCTTACCAACATCATAGGTGGAAACACGGGTACAAACGACACCCTGATACTTTCCAGCGAAGAGGATTATAATCTGTTTAATTCCTCAGGCCAGTCAGTGTCTTTTGCTAACAGTGTGTTTTATCCTGATGCGTTTGGCGGTTTTAGAGCAAGGGTAGAAAAAAGCGCAACCACTGTGTCAGTAGGAGCAAACACGTATCAGATACAACATACTACACCATCTGGAACATACACCAGTGGGGCTTTGGAATTTGTAAAAGACGATATAACCGCCGCGCCGAATGTAGTTGATGGTACACTCAGTGAAAATCAATCCGGTGTTTATAGATACATTTCTGGTATTCCGTACTACGACGCAGGAACTCCAAGTCTTAGACTTTCAGGGCTAGGCATAGAAAATCTTGTTGGACAAGCCTATGTAAACAGAACTGATATTCTGCAGGTAAGAAGCAGTCTCAATTACGAAGGTACAGGAAGTCCAGCAATACAAAGTCAAGACTTTTCATACACGCAACTGAACAATGGAATTAATCCGTTCCTAGACGTAAATATTCCGATTGCAAACACAGGAGTAGGATCACCATATACGGTAACTACCTTGGTGATACCGATTACTACCCTAATTACTAGAACCATAGACACCGTAAGATGGAGGGCAAGAAACGTGAATGGATTCGGAGCATATGGCGGCTCACCATTAAAGATAGCCGTGCACAAAGCAGAGCAGTCTGGAATCAGTGAAATTGCCATAGCGGTTGACAATTCTCTAGGTAACGGTGTGTTTACCGATGACGGCATTAGAATATTTAATTTCGCCAATGATCCTGTGAGCAATCCTGTGTTTTCTAGCACTGGTGTAAATTACTACACAAATAATCCCTATTCAGAAAGCAATGATCCTGGCGTGGAAGGCACACAGGAAGCCACAATCAGAATAGGAGTTCTTGAACACAATACCGAGAACTACAGCACAGGCTTTCTACCGGTAGGACCAGACAGAACCGGCGACACAGGCACGCAGTACTTTACGTTTGCCTTCCGTAGACAGGTTGTGGCAAACTTCGGTATAAGAATAGTTAGCGGATCAGGTGTTGCAGGTGTATGGATAGCTGCACCTGGCACAGCAATTGACACGGCAAGTTCTATAAACGGATGGCTAGATTGTTCAATACAATATGCCGGTGCAGGCGTTCCTGGCGGAGATTCCGATAATGGCGGTAATGGATCAAACGGCTGTGCCATAACAGGATCAGATATCATTAATACTAATTCTTCACTAAATGGTCAATTTAACATGACACTGGGTGCAGAAAATATGAGTAACGCAACAAACAATGTTGTGCTAGTTAGAATTGCGTTGGATGCAGGGCAAGAAATCACAACGCTAGAAATAAAAGAGGCATAATAGATGGCAATCGCAGACAATCAAAAACTTGACTTTCTTTGGAAAAAGATAGGTTATGGATTTGCAAAAACAGACATAAACAGCGTCAAGGCAGCTGTAAACGAAAGTATACCAAGTCCACTGTTGCTGAGAGGAGATATCATCTGGGTAGATTCTGATCTCATACCCAATGTTATTCCTGCGGTGTCCAACGATATTGTAGAAGTGTACAGTGATGCATTTGGTGCAGAACCCACAGTGGAATGTGAAGCAGATATCACAGCATCACCAAATAGAACTTGGTTAACTAACACAATTAACTGGATTCCACCAGAATTTGGGTCGACATACCAAATTAAAGTATACATTGACGATCCTGGATCGTCAACCCCGCAGACAACTGGTTCACAGATTTTTGCCAGCGGTTCTGGAAACAACGACGAATGGTTCTTTGATTATTCTGCAGGTATATTGAACTTCATAGGTGACAATCTACCAGCTGGAATATCAGGCAAAAGCATATTCATAAGCGGTGCCGTATATGTGAGTGATTTTGGAGTAAAAGGTCAGCGTGCAGAATTAGGCAATTTGATCATCGAAGACAATGACATACGTGCTTCAAATACAGATGGTGGTATTAATCTGCTTGCAGATGGATCAGGCATTATTAATATAAACAATGACGCAATTTTCCAAGATAACGTAGACATTGGCAGTGACGTTACTATCGGCGGAGCAGTTGATATTGGCAATGACGTTACCATTGACGGAGCAATCGACTTCCAGACTACATTAACCATTAATGGTAGATTATTTGCCATTGATGATTTAGCCGATGGAAAAAATGATGCTCAAGAAAATCTAGCACTAGGATTCCGAAGTTTAGATAATCTTACCGCTGATTCAAATTACAATGTAGCACTAGGCAATGATGCTGGAAATGCATTGATAGACGGTTCAAACAATATTCTTATTGGAAATCACGCAGAACCGTCTTCGTCTGTAGTAAACAATGAAGTCACAATAGGCAATGAAACTATAGAGCGGGTTAGAATCCCAGGCGTGGATTTTGAAATAGCAGAAGGCAAGGTCATAGTAGGAGCTCAAACCTCAGGTTTTGAAGAAAATTTGTTGGTTTACGGCAATGCAAAGGTTTCTCAAACACTGGAAGCAGATGAACTAAAAGGTGATATCGACGGCGGTACGTTTTAATTTACCGCTTTAAGATAGTTTTCCTATTCATTGAGATATATACTAACAGAAAATAGTTAAAATAGTATAAAACTAAAAGGATTTTAGTCTATTTGATAAATATCTTTGTGTTAGATAAACTACTACTATAATAACACGCAGTCTGCAAGGGGAACGGAAAAATATGTCAACTATCAGAATTAAAAGAAGTGCCGAACCGGATAAGGTTCCTTCCTTTGATCAACTAGAACTGGGCGAACTCGCCCTTAACACATACGACGGTAAATTATTCTTTAAGAGAGAACAAGAAGAAGGCAATTTTGCAATCAGAGAACTGGGTGCAAGAGACGCCACTGACAATGTTTTCTATGTGACCACAACAGGTTCAGATGAAAACGATGGTAAGACCATTGGTGATGCATTTGCAACCATACATCATGCACTCAGTGTTATTCCAGAAGGATCTACGCTGTATGTGAAAGCGGGTCAACACACTGTGAAAAATCCAGTAAAACTACCTGCATTCTGCGCGATTGTAGGTGACTCACTGAGAACCACATTTGTACAACCAGAGTTTGAAGATCAAGATATGTTCTGGGTAAACAATGGTTGCTTCCTCAAAGACATGCGTTTCAACAACTTTATTGCACCAAGTGCCGCAGTAGCGTTCCCACCCGACGGTTCAGCAGGTTCAATTATGTGTTCCCCATATGTTCAAAACTGTACCGCATACACTACCACTGGTACAGGTATGCGTGTTGACGGATCAGTTGTTACAGGTTTGCGTTCAATGGTTGTTGACGCCTACACACAGTACAACCAGGGCGGAATTGGTGTCCATCACCTAAACAGAGGTAACACTCAGTTGGTATCTATTTTCACAATTTCATGTGATATTTCGATTTTGTGTGAAAGCGGCGGATTTTGTTCTCTTACTAACTCTAACACTTCGTTTGGTAACTATGGACTTATCTCCGACGGATTTTCAGAAGCCCTGTTCTCAGCATCAGCTGGTGCGAATGTAAACAGAAGTTCAATGATCTTCAATGATCTTACCAATATTCCTTACATTCAGAATGCGGCTGTGTTCTCAGATACAGAAGAAGTATACACAATCAAAGACGCTACTCCTATCAAAGTAGGTCAAGGAGTGGTAACAGGACCAACCTTTACCACAGAAGATGCAGAATTACAAGAAGCAAGAAACGTAATTTTAGGGCAAAAAGAAGCAATTCAGAAAGCCACTATAGACTTTGTGAAGGAAACTTATCAAACAGATTTTGACGAAGCCAAGTGTCGCAGAGACACAGGCGAAATCCTAGATGCTATCTCAAATGACCTAGCGTTAGGATCTAACTATAGAAGTTTAACAGCAGGTCTTGCTTACACAAGAGCAAACTCTGCTTACCTAATCAATAATCAAAAGACACAAACAGCAGATGCCATCGAGTATGTGAAAGGCAGAGTTGCATCATTGATTCCAAGCAGTCTTGCTACAACTTCCAACGGACTATTTGATATCATAATTGATCTGTTGAACAATCAACAGAGCAGTGTTTACTATATCTCAAACAATTATCTCGCAACGCTGGATGTCCCAGCCGCATCTGCATCTTCATCAAACGAGCAAAACGCAGTTGCCAGACTGGAAAACAACAGAACTTTCCTACAAGCAGAAGTTATTGCTTACATTGCTGATCAGGTAGCTAATGCCGCTCCAGGAAGCATCTGGGAAGATTTCACTTACAACAGTGACAAGTGTTCACGTGATGTAGGCTTAATTGTTGATGCTCTACAGTACGATATTATGTACAGCAGCAATACCGCAAGTGTGGAAGTTGCAAAAGCATATTATGTAGGCGCTGTTAGTCAAGTAGCCGGACAAGAACAACAAACCACAGCCGCATACGATCATTTGGCTGCAGTTGCTTCTGATATTGTAGAAGGCGTTGCAGTTACTCCTACAACTGGAAACACAGAAACAGTTGACACAAGTGGTTCCGATGCCACTGCCACTGAAGGCGCAGAAATTGATACCTTGATTGGCATTACAACAACTTATATCGCAGACAGTGAGACATTGCCCGCAGAAGTAGAGCCAGACGTATCTGCACTAGGTGTCGCAGGTGACAACTTAACAGCATACAATCTAATTGTAGCCCAGAAGGACAATCTTGTACAAGACACAATTTTGTTTGTGGAAGCAAATTATGTATTGCTGGAGTTCAATCAGGCCAAGTGTTATAGAGATACTGGACTCATCATTGAAGCAGTTATTGACGACATGGTGTTTGGCACAAACTACAAGTCAGTTGTTGCAGGCAGAACATATTCCAGTTCAAGTGCAGCGTTAGTAATTTCCGAACAAAAAGAAGAAACACTGGCTGCATTAGAGTATGCTAAATCAGAAGTTCTTGCACTGCTAGATCCACCAAGTGCGGCAAGCTCAGAAGCAGACCGACAAGCATACGAGAGAGTTGAATTTAACTTTGACACAGTGCTTGGAATTATTGACAACGGATATGAACAATTTGATTCGACCAACCTAGTACAATATCCTGCTCCAACAGGTGTGTTCCCAGAAATTACAAGGGCACAAACAAACATTCAAATCAACAAAGAATATCTAATTGCAGAAGGTATTGCATTTATTAACCAAAATTATCCATTGCTAGGATACAACAGAGAAGTTTGTGAAAGAGATGTTGGATTGGTAATTGATGCTATAAGCTATGACCTGATGTTCGGTTCAAACTTCCGTTCTATCACAGCGGGACGTTCTTATCTACGTGGCGCCTTGCAGGGTGTAGCAACGGATAGACCTCTGTTTACCACAACCACAGGTGTTACCGGAACACTTATCACTAGCGATCCTACTACAACATCACTGAATGTAGGCAGCAATTCTACCACTGTTACCACAGGCGAAACAACCAGCTTTGGTGGTTATGGTGGCACAGTTACAGTTCAACAAACTGAGGTTATAGGTGATACTGTTGTACCACCAGAGCAGAAAGCCGCAACAGTGTCTGCATTCCTGCATCTAAAAGATCTAATGAAAGCAATTGTGTCTGAAACGGTTGCGATTGAAAGAATTGAAGACAATATGAACTTGATTGTTGATATCATTCAAGACGGTATCAGCAGAGTTCCTTCAGACTATGATTTGCCAACGCCAACCAGTGGTGATGGCAATGCCAGCGACACCACTATTGCAAATGTTATTTCAAACATTGATAACAACAGAGACTTCATCACAGCAGAAGTAAAGCAGTTTATTGAAAATGAATTTCCACAGGTGTCAGAGACCTACGACGACGACGGCAAGTGTTCAAGAGATATTGGATATATTCTAGATTCTGTGGTATACGACTTAACATACGGTGGAAACCTAGAAACTCTCATCGCAGGCAGAAGCTATTTCTCAGATGTAGTAGCGGCCGCAGACGGCGACGTAGATCAATTAGGCTCCCAGTTTGTTGATGTTGATGTTGAAAGTGTTACTTTAGGTAATCCTATCACAATTGGAACGGTGGAAGAGCACGGTTTGAGAGATGGCTATACAGTAACACTGTTTGATCTCAACGGTCCAATTCGACTAAACGCTCAAACATTCTTTGTGCAGGTTGTAGATGAAACCACATTCCAAATCTTCACAGACGAAGCACTAACCCAGCCAGTTGACGGTGCAAATTTCCAAGAGTACATCAACAGAGGCTATGTGAGAGTTAACAGAGCAGAGGTGATTGCCACTGTGGAATCTTACAAGTTCTTGAGAGATCTTCTCAGCGATATTGGCGCAAACACTGATGTAACAGAGTTGCAAAACACAGTTGAACAAATTCTAGGAGACGGTGGTGCAACTTACAGTGCAACAGCCGCAACCAGAGCAGGCACACTTGTGCAAAATATTATTACTATTATTGAAAACAACGATCCAGAGCCTGAAGAAATTGAGCCTGTGTTAACATGGGTAGACGGATACGATGCAAATATTTCATATCCAGTAGGTTTCTCAAATCAAGGTTTGTACACTGATCATCTTATCTTACAGGGTGAAAAGGGCGATCTACAACGCGACGTGACACTGTTTATCGAAACAAATTTTGCATACGACGAAGATGAAGCTCAAGATGCTTTTGGATATATTATTGATGCAGTAGTTTATGATACATTATACAAAGGCAACAGCCAAAGTTTTGCGGCTGCTAAACAATACTACAACAGCAAAGGACAGATTGTAATTCCTGATTTGCTGAGAAGGGCATACGGTGATGCACTTGATTTGTTGAAAGACAGAGTAGGCGATGTGTTGCGTTCTAACAGAGTTGTGCCCACACAAAACCAAAATGATCCAAACTTCATTGCCCAGGATACAAGTACTTCTGCTACAACAATCACAGAAATTTTAAGAATTCAAAGATTATTCGAAGTGCTATCAAGTGTTGTTAGAAGAAATTACTTCATCAACGATTTCATTGACAACATTGATCCAGACTTTGAAAATCAAAGTGCGGCAGGCAACGAAATTAGAGAAAAAATCCTTGCAGAAAGACAGAACCTCACAATTAAGACCATCAAGTTTATTGATACAACTTTCCGTGAGTTCCGTTTTGATGAAGAAGTATGTGCCAGAGATGTCGGTTTAATCCTTGATGCAGTGTCTATGGACGTTGCACTAGGCACAAACTATAATTCAATCATAGCAGGCCTTAGCTATCAGCGTGGAAGTGCAAGCATTGCGAAAGTCAAAGCAGAGCAATTCCCACAAACACTGGCAGCCATTAAATATTTGAAAGACGAAATCCTTGAAATTTCAGGACTGTCAGACCTTGGCAGAGCACGTGTAACAGCATCGTTTGATGAGCTGATTGACATTTTTGAAAATGGCGCTACCAGCACAAGACAGGCCGCTGATCCGCTGAATTTTGTAATGCCAATTGATGCCAGTCAGGATATCCAGGATGCACACAGATTGTTGCAAGACAACAGAACATTTATCCAAGAAGAAATTATTGCGTGGATTGATGATCAGTTCACAAACTTCTCATACGATGAAGCCAAGTGTCTAAGAGACACACAGCTCTTGCTTGATGCTGTTAATCTCGACACAGTATTGAACACAAACTACAACACGATTACCGCAGGTCTTGCTTATCAAAGAGCAAATGCCAGCGAAGTGTTAACCGGACAGAAAATTCAAACTGTTGCGGCTATTGCTCATCTCAAGGAAAAAGTCGACGAACTTACCAAGTTGAGCACACAAGGTCGTGCAAGAATGACACGATTGATTGACACAGTGCTTGATATCCTTGACGGTGCATTTACATACGACAGCACCTATGACTCGACAGATGATGCAGGCGTTGTTGAAAACATTGAACTTAATAATCCTGCAAATGCAACACAAGATCAAACAGACGCCAAGGACCAGTTGAGAATAAACAAAGAGTTTATTGCTACTGATGTTATTCAATACATTGAAAACAATTATCCTCAGCTTCAGTATGTTCAGTCAAGATGCAAGAGAGACGTTGAATTCATCATTGATGCTATCAATTTTGATTTGCTGTACGGCGGAAATTCTGCAACAGTGCAAGCCGCCAAGAGCTACTTTGTTGGCACAATTGATCAACTAGCAGAAGGACAGGTTGATGCAACAGTTGATGCATATGGTCACCTCAAAGATCTTATTGCCAAGATTGTAGTGTGTGACGAGGTTACCCCTCAGCCAGGACACAATCTAGAACAACTAATTGAAAGTGATCCGGGCACAGCCTCAGAAGTCACAAGATATCAAGAACTGGTTGATATCATCATTGAAGTTATCAAGGTAGGTAATACCACAGGTCTTCCTGCAACACAATATCCAGTGATAACCTGGGCAGATGCTAATCTACAGCGTGACTTTGTGGAAATTGCTAAGGAAACAGCAAAGAATTCGTTCACTCCATATGGTGCTAGCTATAATCCAGTAACTGGTATTATGACGCTGGAAATTGGACCTCATCCATACGAGTATGGTGATAAGATTAGACTCAAAGAAGAGAGTCTTGCATTCACCTGCGGCAGTGACGGAAACCTAAATGTTCTTCGTCATCCAAGGGTTACAGAAGCAGCATATAACAGTGAT